GAACGATTTCTTTACCCACGACTTCAAAGTATGCATCGCTCGTATATATGCAATAAACGTCTTTGTTTTTGTCGTTCTTGTAGGTGTAGACCCCGCCAAGAGGCTTGTGTCCGATCTTCGCCGAATAAATCACAAATGCGTTTCTCGGCTCAACAGTCGTTATCTCAAACGGCGATTCTCCCGGCTCGTTTTTCTCTTTCTGCAACACAAGCCTATAAGCCGTCCCGCATATCTTTTGCCACATTACAAGGCGCTGATCTTCTGCCGCCTTGTTTTCCTGCTGCATAAACGAGTTGAGGAGGTTTACCGCGTTCGTTTCGCTCTCGATGGGCGTTACATACGAAATAGGTTTGCCGATAAGATAACCTACCTCAAACGTCACGATCTGATATGCTCGGTTTTCGCAGATTTTATTGATGATGTCGGAGCGGACTTCCTTCGTGCGATTGCGTATGTCCTGTTTGCCCCGGTACATATCCCACAAATAGTCGATCTGCGTGACATTGTCTTTGTGAGCGCTTTTCGCTTTATCTAAAACGCTGACTACATTCTCTCTTGTGATCTTATCAACGTCCGAATAGATCGCTTTTCGTCCGTAAAGAGATGTCTTTACGCCGTATTCCGGCATATGTACCTCCTCGTCGTAAAATAAAAATAGAGGCGATAAGTCTACCTTATCGCCCCATACTTTCGGGCTTTACCGCGTCACACTTTCACGCGGTGCTTCATATTTTATTTCTCGGGCTTCTTCGTTTTAAGCGTTCGCTTGATCTCGACTACCGTCGGAACAGTATTTTTGCCCTCGATCTTCACTTCGGCGATGCCGTGATTGTTTAGTATCGCGTTTATCGCCTCGACTGCTTCGTCGTTTTGCCTTATGTCAATCACGACAGCCTCCATATATATAATTCTACTTAACAAATATCATATAATTATCCATTTGTCAATATCTCGGGCAATCAAAGTCAAGAAATTGACCGCAAAATTCAAAATCCGAATCGTCTTCTGTCGTATACTTGCACCGAAAAGGGCTGCTCTATAGTCTGACTGTCGCTAAAGATCGCATATTGAGCGAGAGCGTCGGGAACGTCGTCGTGCTTATTCTTTCCGCGATACGAGTACGTCATCGCTTTTCGCATAGTCTTCGCGTATTCGGAGTTGCGCGGGAGATCGTCGAGGCTTCGGAACAGACACCGCGCCTTGACCCACGACGAATTTGAGCGTATTTTTGTCTCTTTGTTCGCTTGCGTCCACTCTTTCGTGATCCCGCACTCCCAATTTCGAGTCTTTACCTTCTTTGACACTTCGTCTGCGGTGCGACCGCCCGCCGCGTTTGACTCGAATCGCGCCATTTGGACTTTGTTTCTCACGATGCAATCGGTCAAAAGCTCGTCCGTGATCTCCGGCAATGCGTCCGAACATACGCAGTCGATCATATAGTGATCGTTTCCGTAAACGGCAAAGACAAGCATAACGGTATCGTCGCCCTTGCCCGACGCCGTATCGCACACCGCAAACACGCCGTCCGGCGCTTGCGGAGGCAGTTCGACGTACCAACGCAGACTTTCCGGCTCGTAAAGAAGTCCCTCTCGCTCTATAGGACGCCCCATATATAGCGAATTGAACGATATTTCGTCCATGACTTCTCGCTGACGTGCTAAAAACTCGTCCGAAAGCCCGATCTTGCCGCCGTAGTCAAAATAACTGTGCCCGTTTTCGTCGCAAGCGGGCAAATTAAGGAATAACGCTCGTTTATCCCCTTCGTGTATGCTTTCGAGCCTCCCTATAGGATCAGCGCAGCTCCAGCGTGTACCGATTATAAGCAGTTTCGCCTCGCCGAGCATTCTTTGCATAAGATCGACAACGAATGCTCGCCACTTCGATTCAAGACGTTCGGGCGAAAGAGCCTCCGCGTCCGTCGCGATCAGGTCGTCCACGTATAATAACTGGATCGCGCGGTATGCGCCCGCATTTTCAGATCCCGTAGTCGTAAACGCCAAAGACGAAAACTTCTGCACCTTGTCGATGTGTATTTTCAGATCCAAAGCATCGGTCTTGACGAGCTTTCGTTCGGGAAATATCTCGTTCCATAGGTAGTCGCCCTTCGGGTCAATCATTCCAAGCAGTTCCGTGTAGTCAGCCCGTATGACTTTCCCGCTATGCGATCCCTCTAAAATCGCGTCGAGAGGATTTCGACCCATAAGCCACGTCTCGAAAAAGTGCGCTATGCCGCTTTTGCCGACGCCCGGCGGCATAGATATTCCCAATGTGTCAAGTTCGTCGTCCGCAAGCCTCTGCAATGCTGATACAACGGACGAAAGACCCTGCTGCCGAGGTAAATAAAACTGCTCTTTTTCAGGTCGATTCCATTCCATAGCTATTACATAGTCTTCAAATACGTCTCGCGCCGTGAGGATATAACTCTTTTTCAGCAACGCCGCCGCCGCGTCTGCGAATCGCGGGTCTTTCATCGTCATTTTCTGTATTCGACGAAAATGCCGCACTTCCGGCAGAGCTTCTTGTTTCGCGTCCTTGTATAACCAATACACGCAATCAAACCAATCCTCCGTGCGACCCGCTTTCTCAAATCGCCGCGCATAATCTATGAGCTTCGTCGTCTCGCCGTCCATAATAACCCCCGAAAAAACAAAATGGGGCAAGCATTCCGCTCGTCCCATTCTTCGGACGTTATCACGCTCATTCTTTTTGCGCGATATGTCAATTTATTGACTTTGTTTACTCTACCTCTTGACTTTGCTTGCCTTTTTATCTACAATGTAATTACCTCATACTACACCCGTAGCCGGTATTTTTCACCTTTTCCCCTTTCGGAATGCCGCTCTGCACCCCTGCAGGGCGGCATTCTTTATTCTTCCTCGCCTATCCACTTCTCTATTATATCCCTCGCCTCAACGGGAAGCCCCTCGATCTCCGACAATCTCTTGATGTCTTCCCGCGCTCTCTTTATCTTTTCCTCTGCCCTCTTTCGGTCTCTCGCGTTTACATAGTCCTCGCTTCGACGTATCACAAACGCCTCCGCTTCCGTCAGCTCGTCGTCGCGAACGCCCATCCCCTTTATATATACCTTGTCCGTGTCGGTCTCGCCCGTCACGTCATAAGATGCGGATATTTCTCGCTCATTTCAAAGCCTCCCCGTTCGCCAGCGCTATCTGCTCTCTCAATAACCTTATCCCTTCCTCAATGTCTACGGGCTTCGTCTTTATATCGCCCTTCGTCTCAACAGTCTTGCGAGGCTTTTCTTCATTATTTATATACGCTTCCCCGCCTTCCTCGGCGGGCTTTTCTTTTTCTTCACCTTTGCCGACCGTCACAACATACTCGCCTTCCGCTCGCCGCCCCGGTCGCTTCTCGCGGACTATGACCTCATAGCCGAGTATCTCTAATATCTTTATCCGATCTTTCATACCAGATGGCGTGTTCGCTAACGCTTTCGATACCGTGTTCTGATTAACCCCCATTATCTCGCCTAACATTGTCTGCGTCACACGCCGCTCCTTCATTATCTTCTTCGTGACAGTTCCAATATCCATTTTTATTACCCCCTTTCGGTCTTCATAAGGCATTATATCACTCTTTGGCGATATTGTCAATAGGTTTTGTAAAATTTTTTTCGAGGGGTTACCCGCCCCTCGAACAGATGTTCTCAATATCCCCCGCGGGGGTCTGCCGGGGATCGGGGAGGCGCTGCTGGGGATCGTCTCCGAGATCGGGACGGACGGACGGCGGGCGAGATCGTCGCCGGGATCGTCGGACGGGGGAACAGATCGCCGAACGCCGAACGCCTGAAAAAACCGCCTGAAAACGTGCGAGAAGGCGCGCCGGAGATCGGGACGGCGAGCGAATGATACATAATATATATTTGGTATAATTCACGCCGAAAAAAATCGAAAAAAAGCAATATTTTTTTGCAAAACCTATTGACAATATCGCTTTTTAGTGATAGAATATACTCGGTTGATAAATCAACCGCCGCGCACGGTACGCCCGCGCCCGGATCACGTCGCCGGACGTAAAACGGAGAAGGGATAATACAATGATGAAAGAAAACAGAACGAATAACGCACAGGACGCAGCGACGCGCGCAATTTTGCACGGTCTGAACAAAGAAAAGCCGCAAGCGCTACGCCAGCTCCACGAGGCGGCAAGCCTTAACTTCGACGCGCCGATGATCGCGCGCCATGTAACGGGGCGATGGACGGCGCGCCAGATCGGGCTTGCGATCGCGCCGGAAGGGTACGACATTTTCCGCGACTGCGTGATGATCTGCGCGAGATACCGCCGCAACCATTACCGGGCGGGCGTTTATTATCTTTTGACGCTGTCCGGCGGGACTGTCGAAAATATGTCCGTCCGCTATGCTCGCGACGGTCTCGATGATTTTTACAGAAAGAGCGACGCGAACGATCTGCGAAAGAGCGACGACGGCGAAGCTATCATCATCGCACAACATCCCGAGCACCTCCGCAAATATACCCCGCGCACCGCGTCAAGTCGTTTTGATCGCTCGGCGCGGTATGCCGTCGAAAGTATCATCCACGGATACAGAACGGGCGATCCGTGCGACTATATCGCAAGCGTCGACATTTCCGCGGCGGGCGGCTATCGTGGGCGCGTTCCGCTGTCAGGCTGGCGGCGCGACATCTCCGACATCATCGACAAAAGCGGCTATATCGTCGCCATATCTCGCGCCGAACGTGAAGAAAAAGCGCGAGCGATCCGAGCGCAGCGCGAAAAAGATAGATACATCGCCACCGATCACAGCGCCGAACTTTCGACGCTTGCCGAAGAAGTCGAGAAGCGACGCGCCGAACTCGTCGAAAAGATCGCCGCCGCGAAGACATCTGACGAACTCGACAAGCTCGCCGACGGGCTGAAATGGTACGGACGCGGGGCGGCGGCGATGCTTCGCAAGTATGAACGACTCGCCGCCCGCGACGCCGCGAAGGAATACAGGAGCAACGAAGCATTCGAGAACGACGCGAACGAACTGCGCGCGATGCTTGCGGAGGCTTGACCGATGAAAGACCGCATTTATACCGCCGCCGTCGCCGCCGTGCTGATCCTCGGCGCGGCGGGCGCGGGCTGGCTGTTCCTTTACATTGTCGGACGGCTGGCAATTCTCGCGGGGCTTTACTGATCCCGCCCGTGATACCTTGACGCGCCGCACACGATAAAAGCGACGCGATCCCAGCCCGCAAAGGGTAGACGCAAGCCGCGCGGCATTGTAGACGCGGAGAAGGGGAAAAGATGATGAAACACAACACACGCCGCAAAATACACGCGATCGAGCGCATCAATGCGCTATACGACGAAATGAACGTCCCCGGGATCAGCTGGGGAGAGCTTGCCGATCTGTACGCGGAGATTGACAAAATCGCACGGCGCGCCGGTCTTGTGCGCGAGCTTCGGCGGGAGGGGTTGATATGAGCCTGTTTAGACCTACACGCCGCCCGCGTCGTTTCCTTGCCGAGATCGTCACCGAGGACGACCGGCTGCTCCGGCGCGAACGGTACACCACCGAAACCGCAAGCGAGGCGGCGAGCGCGTTTCTAATGTTTTGGAAGTATCTGCGCGGGACTTGTCCCGGCGCAGCCTTCGCGAGATTTTACCGAACGAGCGCCGAGCCGACCGCGCCCGCCGTCCTGACCGTCGACCTGCGCCGAGCATTTCAGAGGCTTGACGGAAAGGGGATATATTATAAAATGCACCACACGCCGCCGGTCTGATCGGCGCGGGCAGATCGCCAAAGCCGAAAAAGAGAATAGCCCCGCCGAGATCGGCGGGGCTATTCTTTATATATTGTACCATTCAACGCGCCGGGCGGCGCTTTTTTTGCATCTTCACGCGGTCAAGGCATACCACAAGCCGAGACGCGGCGAGCGATCCCGCGCCGACGATTCCCGCGAAGCCTTCACGCGGTCAAGCGAACGCCTCACGCGGTCAAGGCAAGCAGACACGCGGCGACGACGCGCAGATTCCAAAGGTCAAGCAAGGTCAAGCACGCGATCCGAGCCCCGTTCTGCGAATTTGAGAATCATTCTCATTTTTTGGTATGCTCTCTGACGCGATAAAAGGGGGAAAATTTGAACGCAAGCGAAAATGATATAAATACTCACCCTTTCGCCGTTCGTTGAAATTTGACGCGAAATATCGTGCGAGAGAGGCATTCAAAAAAGCGGAGCGAGGTTGACATAAGTTTTGCTTTATTATTATAGTTAAACATAAGGCGCACACTTACCTCTTTTCTATATTTCCGCAACGGTCAGCACGCGGCACGCGGTTTATAATGCACGCGGTCGGCACGCGGTCAGCGATCTGCGCATTCTGCGTTCTGCTCTGCGATCAGGTATGTTCTGCGGTTTGTTCTGCACGCGGCTCGTCCTTGTCGGTAAAGGTGGCTGAAATAGGCTCGTCTGCTTCGGGGAGTTGTTCTGCGCGTTTAGCGAGTTCGTCTTTTGTCAGGAGGCTGTCGCCCTTGTCGATCACGACTTCGGTCTTGTCGGAATAACCGCCGGAGTTTTTCTGCAAAAACTCGGCATAGGCGAAGTAGACCTTTCCGTCCATAGCGAGGTTAGTCAAATTAAGGTCGATGATATTGCAATAATGTTTGAGGACGTCGGCTGACTCTTTGCCCCAACCGTCGTTACGGGCGTTAAAGATTGTCACGCGGCTGACGCGGAAGGCGACGGCGAGACCGATCACGGAGGGTTTCATTGACATTTTCTCGCAAATATCGAGGTATAGTTTGCAGCGTTCCTCGACTGCGCGCGGATCGTGTTTCTCCGCATCCGAGAGTCGGGGAAGTTCATCGAGCGTAATTGCGTGATCGATATAAGGTCGAATATCGGCTTTACTGGATTTCTCGACGCTTGACGCGGAGGGGAGCGGAGTTGAGTTCTGTTCTGCGGGAAGATTGTATTTCGGAGGTCTTCCGGGCTTACCCATGATAGATTATCCTTTCTTCGATCTGCGAAAGCTCCGAAAAAAGAAGGGCGCCGCTCGGTGACAAACCGGGCGGCTGACTCTCGGGATGAGAGCTGATAAGATTATACCACGCGGCGCCGGGAATGTCAAGGGGCAAATTTCGATTTTCGGTCTTTCTGCGAATTTTGACTTTTTTACTTTTCGTCGTCCTGTTAAGAGATATAGTTTGCTATAATATGGCAAATGGAGGAGAAGTAGGGTACAAACTAAATTGATTTATACAACGATATGACAACAGGTAAACTATAAAATTATATTCAGCTTTCTAAATCTTGTTCGGTTGTTATATTTAGAATATTATACTGTATTATACAACGTATAATATATAATATATATAATAATATTTAATATAATAACTTACGCAAAAACGCCTTGAAAACGGGGTTTTGTCAAAATATTGACAGGATTTTGGGCTTCTTTGTCAATTTCTTGACAGTTTTTCGGAGTTTTCTGTCAAGAGTTTGACAGTAATTCTCGGAATTTAGTCAAAAGTTTGACAAATACGCCTTTTTAGTTGTGCTTTGTATCACGATATTGTGATATTGCAGTATCAAATATTTTCGATATATCAATTATTTGTGATACTCACTATATTGTGCTTATCGTCCCTCTGCTCTCTTTAGCGCGATCTCTCGCCGGCGATCCTCGCCTTTTACCTCGAAGAAATCGCACCTCTCGTAAAGCCTCGACAAGACTCTGCTTTTTTGCATATTTCTCTCCGACCTGAACTGCTCCAAAGTCATATTTGCCGTGACGAT